ACACACAATAGGAAACCTTCGCGCCGATATAATTATAAATAACAAAACTGTACTCGAACTCAAATCGGTTAAAACTATGAATGACGTCATGGTCACGCAAGCACAAAATTACCTCAAACTTACCGGTCTACCGGAAGCGTACCTGATCAATTTTCCACCAACGTTAAATACCGAATTGGAGGTTAGGTATGTGACTTTGAATCCTCCATCTGATTTATCATGTACATAATAGGTATCATCTGGTAAATTTTTTTCCAATCACTTTTGGATTCCTCGTAATACTTTTTGGGATCTTTAAGCCCTTCTCTTATAATTTCGTTTATCTTTTCTGTGTAGAACTTGATTTCTTCTAAACAGAAATTGTAATATGGATCGTTGTTCATTATGTGTATTAAAGACTTATCTTTTAAGCTTATCGTTTATGTTTTGAAAAAGTTCGGGTGTATTTTGTTTTTTAATTGCAAAGTTTTTAAGCATGTTACTCAAACTATTGAAATTTACACCCTGACGCAGTGGATTTTTTCTCGCCTTTGATTTTGTTTTGTTTTTTGGTTTTGGTGATTTTGGAGACTTTGGCATTTATTATTAACCTTGATTTTTTTTAAATCGTCGGTATATACTCCCATTTGAGATCTTTACATATTTTCTTCCAAATGACGTCCTGTTGGTATAACTTTTCTTTTGATTTTAAAAGTGGGAAATATTTAAGGTACGTATCTTCACTCAAAAGTTCACAGAACTTATACAAAACGTAAGAGTAACTCAAAAAGTTTTTCCTTTCACTCGGGCAATTATCATCGAACGGTTTCTGAATGTCCTTGAACATTATACGCAAACGTTCCTCGAGTTCTTGAGGCATTTTAGGGGGTGATATACCACTCAGAATGTTCGTGATATACGGAACGTGTTCGTAATATTTGTTTAGTTTGAGTTTTTTGAGTAAATTCCGAACGCGCGCGTGTGTAATTTCTTCGACTGTTTTTATTTTTATCTTTTTCAATTCGTTTCTTAACTGGTCTATAACTTCGGGTGGGATGTTCGTGGTTTCTTGTGCTTGAAACTGTGATAACCATTCGTTAAAATGGTTTTCGCGTTTATACGAATAGTTTACTATTTTCTCAGACGTTTCTTGTTCCTCTCTATATGTGAGTTCTTCACTAATAAGTGTCGCGAGTATCGTACCACAATTGTCACACACGAGATCACTTGTATCTGAAAAGTGATAAATATTACTTTCGGGGCAGTTCGGACACTCCTCTTTCTTTTTTTCTATAGGTCTATCTATGTTGTTTACTTTTTCTACTTCTATGAGATAATCATCAAATATATCTTTCTTTTTTAAACCCGTCGTCTCTTTACAATTAAATATATTGTTCGTGCTTACTTCTTGTTCGAGATCATCAGTGTACTGTTTCATATATGGCATACACTTTATTATATAATCCGACATTTCGGATTCATAAATAGATTTACTTTTGGGGTCGTCTTCTATTAGTTTTTCCCACGCCTTAATTTTATTATTATACCTACTTAAAAAATTACCTTCCATATAATAATTATATAGAATGCTCGTCAATCTTTTAACCAACGTTATGTTATGGGTATACGGTACTTTAAAATATATAACGTCCAGACCGGATTATAAAATTGCGGATACGTCCATGGAATATTTTTTGGATACTACTAAAACACCAATAGACCTCGATGAATTTTGGGAAGAAGAGCGTGAAGAGTGGGACGGGGAAACGGAAACCTATTTTAAAACCTTAAACTTTACCGAATACAAAAATACATCCGTACCCGAAAACGTGACGAAGACATTGGTTCGTATTAAATATTGGTACAACGATACAATGTACAAATACTTAACGTGTAACATGAATCACGAATGGCCACCTAAACGTACCCAAGGAATAGTATTTAATGTTCCTATAGTTTTGGCACAATTACTCGATTCGGACGATAAACCCGTTAAAGATCTACTCAATAAAATAAAAAGGTACGCGGGACCAAGAGGTGATTTTCATAACGAAAAAGTAAAAATAAGCGATATGTTATATTACGATATGGAAACGCTCGAGACAGAATATCCCAAAATAAAATTAAAAAATGCACTCGGTATGACGAAAATCGTGAGTACCATAGATGGTTACGTTACTGATCTTCGGGTACCTTAGTGGCTAAGTAAAATTTCAAATCTCCCAAATTTGCGACGTTATATTTCAATATTAAAAATCGATTCTGTTCTTCTTGTAAAATCTGTACAGTGGAACACATACTCGTTGCTTTCGTAAATATATTCATGTATCGAAGGGAATATTCACCGGATATTTTCGGACTTTCTTCCGTACACTGGATCATTGTTTCCTGATTTGCAAAATCACCTCGACAATACAATTTTAATTCTTTACCCTCGCGCGTTATTTCTATAGTGTTACCTATGTTATACATGTCTCGACATATTCTTTGAAAATCGGCCGAGGCCATCGGTGTAATAGTTGTCATGTTTACATCGGGAACTTCAATTTGACTTTCGTTTATGTCCAGTAATTTCAAGGCAAATTTAGTGCACGTCTTTTTCGCTTCACTATGTATTTCGATGTTCATAAATTCTTTACAATCTATGCTTACGGTAAGTACGTCGTTATTTGTTATGGATTTTAAAAGTTTAAACGTGTTCGCGACATTTATACCTGCCACTACGTCGGTATCACACGTGTACTCTTCGAAGTTGTCCGAGGATAAAAACATATCGACGAGGGATGTTCGCGCCGTGTCGAGTGTTACTATGTACATACCATTTGGTTTAAAATAGATATTAACGTCGTTGAGTATATCTTTAAGTACTTCAAATGTCGATTTTATAGCCGAAGCCTGTATGGTGGCTAATTTCATAACTATTTTAAGATAAAACTAATTCTTTATATTCTTATTGTATGCGTCCGAAACACTCTGATTTATTTTCTGTTCGAGTTCGGGTGTCATGGCTGGTTGTAAAGACCTACCGTAATCGTCTAAACCAAATAATTCGTTTGATCCTTCACCTTCAAGTGTTGTCATTGAACACCCACTAAAACCACACATTTCAAGTTCTTGTACTGGTAACAGAGACTCGAGCCAATTTCGTATTTCGTTACCTACCAAAAATTTACCGTTTTTCGTAAGCATGGTAGGAACACGCGTAATTTTGTGTTTATATTGCGGTGGTATACCCAATTTGTTTATGTTATGGTACTGAACAATTTGTTTAAGTTGTGGGTGTTTGTTAATATAATCAATGACATCTAAACTATGGTTACACTGTGGACTATAAATTAAAAGAGACATCTTAAAAATAAAAGTTAAAATATTTTTATCGAAAAAACACAGATATATAAAACGTACAGTAAAAAAATAAAATGTCCGTCAAAAAAAGTCCCGACCACTTGAAAAAAATAATTATATATTTGAATTCCAAAAAGTGAAAAGTGAATGAAATAAAATTATTTTTTGTAAGTAGTTGGTACTTTTATTGACAGACATTTTTTAAAAACTCTCTATGTTTTAGGTATACTTTTATTTTTAAAACATTTTATACACAAATTAAACAGTAAAAAAATAAAATGTCCGTCAAAAAAAGTCCCGACCACTTGAAAAAAATAATTATATATTCGAATTCCAAAAAGTGAAAAGTGAATGAAATAAAATTATTTTTTGTAAGTAGTTGGTACTTTTATTGACAGACATTTTTTAAAAACTCTCTATGTTTTAGGTATACTTTTATTTTTAAAACATTTTATACACAAATTAAACAGTAAAAAAATAAAATGTCCGTCAAAAAAAGTCCCGACCACTTGAAAAAAATAATTATATATTCGAATTCCAAAAAGTGAAAAGTGAATGAAATAAAATTATTTTTTGTAAGTAGTTGGTACTTTTATTGACAGACATTTTTTAAAAACTCTCTATGTTTTAGGTATACTTTTTTTGTATAATATTATTTAATAATTAATAAAAAAATAACCTTTAATATTAAATAATGAAGCTTGTATTGATATTATTACTACTTATTGTACTCATAAGCATGTCCAGGACAGAAAAATTCACTGAATCCTTTGGATTATCTGGATACACCAAACCTATAGGACCTATAGTAATAAAAGATACGACTGTTGATTTAACCGAATATATTGAATACGATAAAGATGTTGAAGTCACGAATGATCTCATGCAAGAAATGGTATTCGCGACAAATAAAGAAATATCAAAAAGAACGGGTCTTTGTACGTACATTATAGAAACTACCTTAGTAAAAAAATACGTACACAAAGAAACAAACCAGGAACTATACAGATGTATGTTCATAGCGGTTAAACATAAGGGGTTTGCTTTAGGGTTTGCTGTTACGTCGGATATACGAATTATTGACGGCAAGGCGACCGTTTTAAGTTTGGCGACACAGCCTATAGATTACAGTCCACCATCGGACCCAAGTATTTATCAAACGTCTATAAAAGGAAGAGAGTTTGAAGATTACACGAATGTCAGACAAAGTGAAATAGATATCATAAAAAGTAAAAATTTTATAGAAAAGGTTATACCAGAACCACAAAGTATGTACGGTAAAATTCGTATTTAAAAGTTCTCAATAAAATGTAATGATCAGTATTGATGAAATATCACGTATAACTGAAAAAAGGAATCGATTAAAAAAAGAGACGTATGTCAAAATATACGAACAGGTATCAAAAAAGATAAGACAATCCGTTGAATTAGGACACAAATACTTGTTTTGTCAGATTCCTTCGTTTGTCATGGGACACCCACACTTTAACAGAGTAAAGGCGTTACAGTATATAAAACGTCAATTTGAAATAGGTGGGTTTACTGTACAACAAATAGGTGAATACGAACTCTGTATTTCATGGAAACCCAAAAAATCTATTAAAAATGTTCAGCACGAAGATACAGAAGATTTAGGAGAATTCCCATCTTTTGTAAACCTTAAAAAGGCCGCGAATAAATACAGGCGAAACGCGTGATACGAGTTTATAAAAAAACCCAATTAATCACAAATATGAGTGATCCATTAAATATATTAGTAGAAGCGCGACGCGAATACGTTGGTCAATTGTGTTTACTCATGTGCCCAGTCATGATTGAAACCTTCGAGAACTTATACGAAGAAGCGTATAAACTTTCTAAAGGTCGCAAAGTTCTTGTCATGTATCAAAAACTTTTAAAAGAAGTTCCAAATTGGAGTGATGCTATGTCAAAACAGCACACGGATAATATAACGAACCGGTGTGCGTGGTTTAATGACTTATTAGCCGCGGTATTCGTAAGTTGTGTTAAAATTTTATCAGCTGTTCGTTTGAACAAAGATAATAAGAAAATTTCACTCAAACTTCCCACGAACGAAGTGTTTATTCAGACGTGTTATAACAACGTCGCTAAAGATTTGTACCAGGATCCGTACATTTATCACGAAAACCAAAACGAACACGCGAGAAATGATAAATTATACGAAAGGTTTTCCGCGTGTATAGAAACTTCCATAAAGGAACTCATACCTGTTCAACAAATTTTACAAACTTATATGTCTCAGACACAAGAAGGTCAAGATTTGGATGTAGGTGAAGCCGAAGTTGGCGATTCGGAAGATCCGGACATTCTCGAAGAAGGTGAAGAAGGTATGGAAGAAACTTCAGAAGAACCGTTCGAACAGCCAATGGAGGGAGAAGAAGAACCACAACAACCAATGGAAGAAGAACCACAACCACAACCAATGGAAGAAGAACCACAACAACCACGAACGTCACCTTTAGATAACGAGTTCAGGACTATAAATACCGCTCCTCCTCCAGTACAAGAAAGAGAGGAAGAAGGGGTTTTGTTTCCAGACGCATCTGAAACTCGCGCAAAAAAAGTTGGCTACTATTAGATAAATGGAGTTTGAAGACTATTTGAGAGATCCCGCGTGGGCCGGTATAATTGCCGCTTTACTAACAGCTGGGTACATACACTTTAAAGCGAGATTAAATAACGAAGGTAAGCTTCCCGTGAGTGCATACGCGAAACCAGCCGCACTCAACGCAATTTTAGTATTTTTTATTGTTACGAATGGTTTAGGTAAGAAGGAAACTATATCAACTGAACCTTTTTAATTTTATTTACTTAAAGATATAATACACACTTACAGTATAAAAATGACATCTGTATCTGCATTTAACGAAATGATGGGCCAATTTCTTGTGGAATTACACAAGACATTTCCAGAAGAAAAAGGCTTGAAGAAATGCTTATCGGCTTTCGATTTAATGAAAGAGACGAACCCCCGGTTAGTAGTTGATGGATTTATGGCAAGCGTTACGCCGTTCGCGGATAAAATTTCCGCTAAAGACGATACCTTTTTCATAAACGAATCTAAAAACTTGGATTTCATGAAAGATGTAAATCTCGAAAAGCACTGGTCCTCGTGTTCACAAAACACAAAAGATGCTATTTGGCAGTATGTTCAAACTTTGTACATGCTCGGTACAACTATCAGTTCTATTCCAGAAGACACACTTTCCATGATTGAAAATGTAGCTAAACAGTGCGCAGACAAAATGAAAGACGACGGTTCGGAATTAGATGAAAGTGCACTCATGAAAACCATGCAAGGCATGTTAGGTGGTATGTTGAAAAAATAAAGTCAATATATATAAATGACATCTTGGTTTGAAGATCCAAAACAATTGATTCGTACAGATAAAGTCCTTGAATTTTGGCCGTCAAAAACACAATCTTCAGCAGAACGTGTTAATGCATCGGCACGTTTTATCATTTATGCGACATGTATAGTCTATCTCATAAACAGAGATCCTCGTATTTTCGTTTTGGGTGCTACTGCACTCGGTGTTCTTTATATAATGGAAAAATCCAATATGGTAAAGGATAATTCTATTAGACCAACTACGGCATATAATAACATTGGTAAAGAGTGTCTCGTTCCTACGAGAGATAATCCAATGGGTAACGTGCTCATGTCAGACTACGTAGACAGACCAGATAGGCCACAATCGTGTTATTACCCTACCGTGAGAAAGCCCGTGAATGATTACATAACTGAAGGTATAAACTATGGTCCAGCGCGTTCTCGTTCGTCTATGCCAGAATACCAGAAAAATGCCTTATCTAGACAATTCATAAGTATGCCAGATACTTCTATTGGTAATACCCCTTATTACGAGTTTATTCACGGTAAGAGACAAAACACGTGTAGACAAGACCCAAGATTATGTGATCCAGATGCAAGAGGCGTACAACTCGAAGCCTTTTCCGGTTTAGCACCAAACGGGGACGTGAGAAACTAAATCATATAAATTAAATAAAGTAAAGTAGATACTCGATTTGCTTAAACAAAATATTTTGTAATAATAAATGGCGTATCAACTCCAACCAGGCATGAAAGTTGTACAAGATCACGCGGTTCCACCCGTGTGTGCAACTGAAGAAGTTTTTGTGTATCCCCAGCCCAGTACCCTGAATTACGGTTCAAGTCGCCCAAACACGATGTTGTATGGAACTGCGCCGTACATGGCGGGTAAAGGTGCACCAGCGCAATACATAGAAACTTCCGATCAACTCAGACCCCAATCCACGTCCCGATTTAACAAGGTCTTGGCAAAAACGTACGAAAGAAATTTCCACCCACTCCAAAACGTCGAATGTAAAGTTCCACTTCGAACACAAACATACGAACCCATGAGTACACGAGCAGAAACACAAAATGGTTTGTTTCAGCAAAGATACCTCAATAAAAATCTTAATAAGAAATAAGAATGGCTGATCCCATCTCAATATTGGCTATAGCCGGTTTAGTTTATGCTGGTCGAAAATTAAGTCGTCCAAATGAAATGTATACAGTAGAAGGTAACCCTATTCAAGAACAGGAAGTCTCTTCCGAATTTGCAAACAGAGATATCACCATAGAATCTGATTATTTAGGTCCTTTATCACCATTGGTTGAACCATCGTATACGTCCAAGGAAGAAATGGGTTCGTTTGCTGAAATTGCACCACAACGTAGATCTTCCGGAGGTGAAATACTGGATATGCGAAACCGAATGTACGACGCGGGTAGAATGAATAATCTTTCACCAGTTGAGAAACAACTCGTTGGTCCAGGTTTAGGTGTTGGTCCGGATGTACCTGCATTTGGTGGTCATCAACAGCTGTTCCGTGTTAACCCAGAAAATGTCGGTGCATACCGTTTAACAACTTTGCCGGGTAGATCTGGTCCAGCTTACGATTCCAAAGGTGGTCGACGAGGTATTATTGGTGAAGTTTCACACAACAGACCGGAAAAGACCGCTTTTCTTCAAGGTAGACTTCCACCAGTACCAGGTAGAGCACAAGGTATGGGTGGTAGAACACCAAGAGCTGAACACGAGCGAACGAAGAGAACTACGAATAGATCCGAAACCGGGTTACGTACAGATACTTTGGGGTACGCGAGTGCAAAGAGGACGGTTTCTGCGCTTACACGCGCACAAGAACCGACGCGTAACAAGAAGGATGGTAACTTGGAGCAGTATCAGTACAATAACCAACCTGCACCGGGTATAAGTAGTTTTGTTGGTGGGTATTTGAGTTCACCAGCGAGCAAAATTGGTGAGAAGAGGACGTATGGTACGCAACACACCGTTGAAGAACTCATGAAATATGGGTTCAGACCAGATGACCGTCGTGGTAAAGCGAACCGTATGGCTGGTCCAGGGAGAATGAATGTTCGCGCCGATGCTCTTAACCAAGGTGGTATGGTCACGAGTGTTCGTTCGGATACAACACGAATTGACGGAAGAGTAAACGCCGCGGATGGTGCATGGACGCAACAATATAGAAACAATGATTACCATAAATTAAATGCATACAAGGGTCACTATAATCCAAATGCATCGAGTACAAGCTTAGATGTGGCTAAAAGACAGCTCGCAAATAATCCACTGGTTCACAGTCTCTCGTAATTAAATAAATAGTTGTTGAATCGTGATATACACTCATTAAAATATTGTTCATATATTTTAATGAAGGTACATACCTTAGATATAGACAGTAGCGAACGCGATCCTGTTCTGTACCCAAACCCAGGTGATTACGTCGTCCACTTAAAAAATCCCATTTATGACGTGACAAAAATATCGCTCATTTCTGCACGTATACACAATAGTCAGTACCTCATACACGATAGAAATAACCAGTTTGATATAAATGGTACACCAGTCACCATACCAATAGGAAACTATAGTGGTCAAGATTTGGCACAAGCTATTGTATCGGCTTCATCTGATATTACATCTGCTATATTTGATAAGGAAACGAATGCCATAACGTTTACGGGTAGTGCACCTTTTACGTTTGAGTTTTACGGGGGTACGAATGGGTACGCGACTGGCTCGAGTGGGTACACGACACCACACGATATTTTAGGTTTACCAGCAAGTAACGTAGCCTCCTCTGGAACAACGCTCGAAACGGGGAGCATTAATTTACAAGGTGCGGATGCGATTATTGTTAAACTGAGTAGTGGCTCCGACGAATTTAACAAAACCGTGTTTTCTGAAATACCTTTTTATACAGGACGTATACTTTTGTGCGGTGACGTGATCAATTATTCGGGTGTCGATGATACGGTTGAACACAATTTTGATTCTGGGTCACAAAAAACGATATCGAGTTTAAGGGTACAGTTTTATTATAGTAGCAATAACCGATTAATACCCTATGATTTTAGAAACGCGAACCATATACTTAAACTTGCTGTAACGTGTTCTACTGATAAACTCGAGAACGTGACTAATTTGGAAAGAGACTTTTCTCTTCCACCACCTATGAGTATCCCCGAATTAGAGGATCCGCATAGATGGGATGCGTTTATATCTATATTCATGATAGTCGCAACCGGATTATTTTTATTACTGGTTATGAAAAAACCAAAGCTTATCGAGTAACCGCGAAGATTGGTTGCGCTGGCTTTTGGACACGCGTGGAAACACGAGAGATACCGACGTAGACCAAGATAGACAAGAGAGTCGTGAACAAAGCAGTGAGCGTGTAGTTCATACCACCGTTCTTGTTAACCTTTACAACTTGGTTAACCAACCATCTTACCAAATCCATCCACGAAAGGGCGGCCGCGAATGAAAAACCGGCGACGATCGCGTTCAGGGATTGCGACTCGAGTTCGCGCGTGACGAGTGTAACAGTTTCAGCAGCAGTAGACATTTTTATATAGTATCCTGAGATTTTAATCTGGGAGTAATTCTTCTTCGACTAAAATCTTTTTGTAGTATTGTGGTTTTAGATACCCCTTGAGCATACCAACATTTATAGATTCTATATCCGATTCCGTATCCGATTCCGTATCTGTTTCGGAATTAGAACTTTCATCACCGTATATTTTAAAATATTCAGAAGTCGTCGTCCATCCCTCTGGATCTGATGTGTTCATTACTATCTATGGCATTTTTTAACATCCGTTCTGACGGATTTTTGGGTTCCCATGTATTCCAATTATCATATGCCATGTTCATTTTAACGAATTTGTATTCTCTACCTGAATATCGCGTAAAAGGAACGTCTTCGTCATCTTCAAATTCAATGTATTCGTCTTCATCTGAATATTCTTCTTCGTCTATGTCCGGGAAATGTGATCCCATTTTCTTACCAACTTCGTTCATGGCACAATATTTCATGGCATATTCCATATCTTCTGCGAGTACAATAGTACGTCCACACGCTTTTGCGTATTCTGCTGCAAGTATCATGGACTTTTCGAATACGGGTTGGATAATGTTAATAGCAGATTCCTGTATTTGTTCTATTAAGTTTATGTTTGCGTCTTTTTCTTGTTGATTCATTATGCATTAAACAGTGTTTTAGCGATACCGTTTTCAACACGGAGTATATTATAACTAAGTGCCAAAACTCTAAGTTCCCTTTCCGATTCTTCTTCGCTATTCATAGTAACTTTGAGTATTTGTTCTTTTACTAAGCTAAAGTTTCTTTGGCCTGTAGGGTACCACCGTTCGGGTTCGAGTGCAAAACTATACGAGTAGTATCTTCTGAACAATTGCGTTCTTGAATGATGTATACCACTTTGTACCGCGCGTAAGTTAATAATACTACCCGTTTTGTCGTTTAATATTTCTAAATCGTCAAGTTTAAGTTCTACACTTTTAAGATGTTCGTGTGATAAATATATTGAATCTAGTATTTGGTTAGAATTATCATAGTCAAAAGGTGTTGTAAAAAAACTATTGACACCTTTTCTTTTGCTTTGTATTAAAAAATAGAGTTCTTTTATAGGATTTTTTAGATTTAATTTATAACTATAACTTACGGGATTCGTGTCTGTACTTTGTTCAATTTGAAAATTATTTTCCTGTAATTGTGTTATTATATAGTCTATTTTCTGGTTATTTAACTTTTGTTTTTCCTCTTCATCCAAAGAAACCATTTCCAGTGTGATTTTAGCACTTTTTATTAAGTTTTTTGGTTTGAGACCTGTATACATAACATATGAAGAATCTGATCTTACCGAATGAATGCATTTATCGACGTCTCTTAATTTAATAACAATTTCAATTTCTTGTTGTGTTATGGCACAGAGTGGTATCGCGAGTTCAGGATTATTGTAAAAGTAAAAGGGTATATCGATAAAATATTTAGTATCTGAAGTTGCGTTTCCTAAATAATGCCCTATAGTTGTTGTCATGGCTTCTGTACCTGACAACTCTAAAGGTGGTTTACCCACGAGTTTGGCTAAATTATGTTGTTTCGTCTGCGTGACGTAGTTATCCGAATAAATCGCTAAGAAATCACTCGGTACGCGTTGTATAACTTCACCACCTATGACGAGTTCGACGTATTCAATCATGGCGTGACCTATCGATTCGTTGTATCCTATACCAGTTGTATTTTGGTGTAATGAGTTAATTAAATTTTGATCTATAGCGCTTAATTCAACTTTCAAACTCACGGTTTTCAGAAGGTCGCCTTGATTTTGGGGAATGGTACACTTTATGGTGTTTCCAAATTCAATTTCACCATCAACATCTAAATCAACAAAGAATGGTGCAAAGTTTGTATGTTTTTGAAAATTCTTTATAAAATACGTGTACTCTGGATTATCCGTAAAAAAAGCGTCCTGTGGTCCGGATGTTTGTAACTGAACACGTCCAGCCATTACTAGTATAAGGCACTAAAATTTTAAACCCCCGAGACCGCTATTTATTCGTAACACGTTATAGTTTACTGCATATACATATACTTTGTGTCCAAAATTAGCGTCTGGTGAATCGAGTTCAATTTCAATAAGATTATGAGCTATTCGACTCATGTTTACCTGTCCAGTTGGATGATATGTTTCAGGTTTAAGTGAAAAGCTATACACACCAAAGTTGTTTTCGGTAACGCCCGTATAATATTTCAAAGGTTGTTCGTAACTTAACATTAAATTATCGGCGTCTATTATCGTGTTATTGTTAAATTTCATGGTAACGTGTTTTATTGGGTTGAGTTTATGAACGTCGTCACTCACTGCCAAGAAGAACAGTTCCCTGACAGGATTTTTAAAATTGAGCATACCCGCTTTTTTAGTTTCACCTGCTTTAAACTTAAACTGTGACATTTGGAGTTGTGTGATGACATATTCTATAGGACGGGTAAGTAAGAAGTTCTTTTCATCTTCCGTAACGAAAAAGAAATCAGTGACGAGTGATACTTTTTTAATAGAAGAAGAAACATCAGTGGGTGGATCGATGATATCCGTATCGGTTTTATACTGAATAACAACGTCTTCGAGTTTCTTAAACTTTATGCGTACTTCGACGAGTTGTTTCGTAAGTGCACATACGGGTATAGCTAAACTTGGGTGTCTGAAAAAATAAAACGGTAAAAGGACGTTATAATCCCAATCGTATGAAACCGCTATATAATTATCATGCCCCGTTAAGAAATAAAGTGTTTGGTCTATATCATCTTTGTTGTTATGTATTTGATCATACATGTAGATATAATCACCCGTTATACGTTCAATAGTTTGACCACCAATCAAAAGGTCTGCATACTCTATGATTTGAGCACCTATAGATTTCCTGTATCTTATATCGTATCCAGACGATGCCGTACCGGATGGTTGTGGTAAAGTGAATTTAAGCATCATACTTCGTACGAGATCCCCTTTATTTTTGGGAATACGACACTCTACGGTTGCGTCGTAATCGACATCACCATCAAACGGTGTTTCTATAGCCTCTATTGAAAATTTCGTGTGTCGTTTAAAATTCATCAGGAAATACGAAAATTCGGGATCACCAGTAAGCCATTGGTCCTGAATACCCGTGACAGCAAGGTTTATTCGACCAGCCATTCTTACTTTACGTGAGTAAAATTTTATGAAATAAAACGAGACAGTACTGTAGAATGAACCTTCAACTGAAGAAATTCAGACCCGAAAAAATGACAGACGATCGGGTGTGTGTGTTTATTGGTAAACGTAACACGGGTAAATCTACATTGGTCAAGGATATCATGTATTACAAAAAGCATATACCAGCGGGTGTTGTACTTTCTGGTACGGAAGAAGGTAACCATTTTTACGGTGAATTTATACCAGATTTATTCGTATACGGTGATTACGATAGAGATGCTATAGAGCGAGTTATTTCGAGACAGAGAAAACTAGTTGGTACAAAAGGTAAAAGTAGAAATAACGGTACATTCATGCTTTTAGATGACTGTATGTACGATAGTAAATTTTTGAAAGATACGTGTATTCGCCAATGTTTTATGAACGGGCGACACTATAACATATTTTTCATGCTTACCATGCAATACGTCATGGATTTACCACCAGCACTCAGGGCAAACGTCGATTACGTGTTTGTTTTGAGAGAAAACATCATTCAGAATAGAGAAAAAATATATAAATCATTTTTTGGTATTTTTCCGAGTTTTGATATGTTTAATAAAGTTATGGATGCGTGTACGGAAAACTACGAATGTTTAGTGTTAGATAATACGTCGAAGAGTAATAAAATAGAGGATTGTGTATTCTGGTACAAAGCCACACTTAGGAAAAATTTTAAAGTTGGTAGCCCTGATCTATGGAAACTTCATAAAAAGATGTACAATCCCAAATATTTAGATCAAAAGGAAGCAGATGCTAAAAATGCAACAAAGAAAACAAAGCTTAAAATTACAAAAACAAAGTAATATAATAAATAATGAACTTTATCAGAAGAATATGCAGTTCGAGAATGGTCTATCCATACGCAAAATTTAACGAACTTTCATCAGGTGGTGGTTACTATATGTACATAAATGTATGCCACGATTCCAAACGTATATATTTTAACGATTCTATACCCGAATGTGAAAAAAAGGATGTTTTACCTAGGGTTTTAAATACATTTTTGGGTATGTACCCGAGATATGTTTTACACTCAGGCGAATAATGCGTCAATGACATATCTCAAAAACCTATGACTACATAAATGACGGACGTTAGAACTATGAATTTATCTGACACTGGTGACGGTATGGTATCGTTAAATAATAATCAGTCGACACACTTTGTGCCGAATAATCCACCCGAAAAAAATATTGAAAATAAACAAACGATGGACTCGACTCCAATTTCAGATGTTATGGGACACGCTGAAGACCCACTGGAACCACCAATGATGTCTCAAGACCCACGCATGACGCAAATGCAAATGCAAACGCCGATGATGATGGCACAACAACCGGTTACGCAACAAACCCAAGAAAAGAAACAAGCGGAATCTAAAAATCCATTCAACCTTACTGACGACCAGTTCGAAGCACTCATCGTTGCGGTGTGTGCTGCGGCGGCAATTAGTAAGCCAGTTCAGGAAAAACTTGCAAACTTCGTCCCATCGTTTTTGAACGACCAAGGACACCGAAGTGCCGTTGGTTTAGCCTCAACTGGTTTAGTCGCGGCTATTGCTTTTTATATAGCAAGAAGATACGCTTAAATAGCATTATAGTGTTTATACATTCTCTTTCCGAATAAGAAGTACGAAATGAGAAATCCGAACAGTAATCCAACTGCGCGAAGTCCTAGAACAGTACCAGTACTCTTCGTAGTTTTACCGTAATCTTTAAAATCTTTTTCGATGCGTTCGTTTATTTGAGAAATACCCGCAACTATACCCATACCTACTAAAGTTGAAACTACTAAGAATGGTGCGTCTAGAGCTAAACGTCCAAATAGATTACCGCCTCTCGGTAACGCACACAAAATTGATGGTAGTATAACGACGAGCAAACCCATGTTTACCCACTGATTATTCGTTAAAAGAGGCGCACTTATTGTTGCGAGTAAACAGTTAAGCAAAACATACATTTTCATTAAATCGGAGACTGATTCCATTTTATTAATAATAAATATTATTTATTTATCCTGAATATGTTTACCACAGAATTCGGTTCGTTGTGGTATTTCCTGGTAGATTCCAATAGAAACGCATATCGATCTAAGTTTATCGAACTTATCCCAAAACTCTTTACTATGTGAATACTCGACGACGGTACAGTGCGCGAGTTCGTGTAAAAGTACGTGAAATATTTCGTTAGGTTCACCGTCTATACATATACCTATATCGTTACCCTTATTCACGTTATACCCAATAGACCCGTTTAACCGGTGATGCGCGGTGATCGGAATTTCTTTACACAACATTTTGAAATCTTCGTTATTGGTTTTTTCTATGTGTTCCCTGAGTATTCTATACTTTTCGCGAACCTCTGTGAGTTTTTCGGGTTCGCGTGTATTGATAAACAAAAACGCGTTTATTAGTACGAGGAGTATTACGAGTAACATCCTATATTACTTACTTACCATAGAGGAACAAAAAAAAATTGGGTAAAGGTATATGAGTAATAACAATAACGTCCCCAATTCTCTCAGGGCACTCGGTGTCAGAAGATTAGACATTGTAATTCTTGATTTGAGTAGGAATAGATTAACATCTTTACCACCAGAAATCGGTAAACTTAAAAAATTAAAGGAACTTAGATTGGATCGTAATAATTTAACATCTTTACCACCAGAAATCGGTAACCTTAAAAACTTAAATAATCTTGATTTGTGGTATAATAACTTAACATCTTTACCACCAGAAATCGTTAACCTTAAAAACTTAAAGAGAGTTGATTTGAGTAATAATAGATTAACATCTTTACCAGAATCAATAGGTAACCTTAAAGAGTTAGAGTATCTTTCTTTGTGTGAGAATAAATTAACATCTTTACCAGAATCAATAGGTAACCTTAAAAACTTAAAGAGAGTTGATTTGTATTATAATAACTTAACATCTTTACCACCAGAAATCGGTAACCTTAAAAACTTAAAGGAACTTAATTTGAGTTATAATAACTTAACATCTTTACCAGAATCAATAGGTAACCTTAAAAAATTAGAGTACCTTAGTTTGTATCATAGTAAATTAACATCTTTACCAGAATCAATAGGTAACCTTACAAAATTAATGGTACTTAGATTAAATGATAATAACTTAACATCTTTACCATCACAAATCGGTAACCTTACAAAATTAATGGAACTTGATTTGACTAATAATAAATTAACATCTTTACCAGAATCAATCGGTAACCTTAAAAAGTTAGATGAACTTAAATTGGAAAATAACCCAAACCTTAAATATATAAACAGGAGTCTTTATCGCGAAGGTTTAGTTATTACAAAGAATTTTAGTACTAAACTTTATCCACCGATTCAAATAATAAGAAAAAACGTACCCCTAAACACTAAACGTAACGATCCTATATCTGGGTATAATTTCAGTGTCGGTAATAATGCCTTAAACCTCGGATACAATAAGTACTTAACTGAAAAATCACTTCTAAACTGGATAAAAACGAAAAACCCATCTACTAATATCACTAATATTAAGACTTTATACAGTCTTAGTCCAAACACAAAAATCGTTTCAGATCCATTTACACAACAACCATTATTTAGAAAAAACTTAACGTTCGTCAAGTTTGTAAAACCAAAATCACCAAACAGTCTCTCGAAGACTAAAATAAATAACATAACAAACAAATTAAACAAGACTAAAATAAATAACAACAAACCACCTACTAAAAAGCAAAAAACGGGTAACGCCGCTCAGAGTAGACGTACTAATAGAAATAATAACAACAAACCACCTACTAAAAAGCAAAAAACGGGTAACGCTGCTCAGAGTAGACGTACTAATAGAAATAATAATAACAGGTAAAGGTATATGAGTAGTAACAGTAACGTCCCCAATTCTCTCAGGGCACTAGGTGTCACTAGATTAGATATTCGAGAACTTAATTTGAGTGTTAATAATTTAACATCTTTACCACCAGAAATCAGTAACCTTAAAAACTTAGAGACACTTTTTTTGGCTAATAATAAATTAGAACAGTTACCACCACAAATCGGTAAACTTACAAACTTAAAGTATCTTTATTTGGGGTATAATAAATTAACATCTTTACCAGAATCAATCGGTAAACTTACAAACTTAAATGATCTTGGTTTGGGCGATAATAAGTTAACATCTTTACCAGAATCAATCGGTAACCTTAAAAACTTAAAGTATCTTTATTTGGGGTATAATAAATTAACATCTTTACCAGAATCAATCGGTAACCTTAAAAAGTTAGAGTATCTTTCTTTGAGACGTAATAATTTAACATCGTTACCAGAATCAATCGGTAACCTTAAAAAGTTAGAGTATCTTTATTTGGAAAATAACCCAAACCTTAAATATATAAACAGTAGTCTTTATCGTAGCGGTTTAAAAATTTTTAAGAATTCAAGTACTAAAATTCTAATTCCAAGAAAAAACGTACCCCTAAACACTAAACGTAACGATCCTATATCTGGGTATAATTTCAGTGTCGGTAATAATGCCTTAAACCTCGGATACAATAAGTACTTAACTGAAAAATCACTTCTAAACTGGATAAAAACGAAAAACCCATCTACTAATATCACTAATATTAAGACTTTATACAGTCTTAGTCCAAACACAAAAATCGTTTCAAATCCATTTACACGACAACCATTATTTAGAAGAAATTTAACGTTCGTCAAGTTTGTAAAACCAAAAACACCAAACAAGCCAAAAACACCAAACAAGCCAAAAACACCAAACAGTCTCTCGAAGACTAAAATAAATAACACAAACACAAATACTATACGAAAAAAA